GCATAACTGGAGAGAGATTTATGTGTGTTGGACCCTTGAAACCGTCAAAGCCACCACCGCTACCGCCGATAGCGGATCCACGTGATTTCGGCGAAGCGCCCAAGGAAGCGCCCAAGCGTACATCGGCGAATGAGAAGGTAGCGCGCGCACAAGAGCGCAAACGGTTAGCGTCGTTAAAGGGAGCCCGATCCACGCTCCTCACGGGCCCGCAAGGGTTACTAACCCCGGCAAGCACCGGACGCGCTGGTTTGCTCAGCGGGAGTCCGATATACAATGCCTGATTACGACACCAGACGGCCGCATATTCACGTCGAGAGGCGCATCACCGACATGCGCTCGGAGCGGTCGTCATGGTTGTCTCATTGGCGGGAGTTAACGCAGAACTTCAGCCCCAGGCGCGGCAAGTACACGGAAACTGACCGCAACAAAGGCAGCAAGCGGAACATCCTGCCGAACAATACGCCGCTATTCGCGAAGCGTGTTCTCGTGTCTGGTCTCATGACAGGCGTTAGCTCACCGGCTCGCCCGTGGTTCAAGTTGAGTCTATCGAACAAGGAATTGGAGCAATTTGGCCCGGTTCGCGAATGGCTAGACTCGGTCGAAGACATGCAATACCGCATATTCGCCGCATCTAACCTCTATCGCGCATTGCCTGACGTGTACGACGAGCTATGCACGGTTGGCACGGCCGCGATGTTGCAAGAAGAGAACTTCGACGACGTGACGCGGTTTACGACGTACACGGCCGGTGAGTTCATGTTAGACACGAACGGTGACGACAGGGTAGACACGTTCGCCCGTGAGTACGATGCAACGGTCTGGCAGTTGATTAGCGAGTTTGGGCTGGATAACGTATCGCGTCGTGTGCGTGATTTGTACGACCGTGGCGCGTACACGTCGGTTTTTCGTGTTCACCATGTAATCGAGCCGGTGACGACGTGCAAGCTGGAAGGCATCAAGCTGCCGGAATGGGCCAAATGGCGTTCGATTTACTACGAGGTAGGTGCGCATAACGACGAAGCACAGGACAAGATGCTACGAGTTAGGGGATATCGGAATTTTCCGGTATTTGCGCCTCGCTGGTCGGCGCGTTCCGGGGATGTTTACGGCTACTCACCAGCAATGGATGCGCTTGGCGACGCAAAAGCGTTGCAGATCCAAGAGAAAGAGAAGGCCAAGGCGGTAGCAAAGCAGAACAATCCGCCGATGAAGGCCCCGAAATCGCTAGAAAACGTCGCGATATCGTTGTTACCGGGTGCGGTGAACTTCACGGAAGACCCGAACAACGTATTTTCATCGTTGTATCAGGTGCAAGCGCGTCCTGATTTGTTGGCGGTGGACATAGAGCGCACGGAGATGCGGATAAACCGTGCGATGTACGCTGATTTGTTCCTAATGATTGCGCGTCAGGACGATGTGAGGACGGCGACCGAGATTGCGGCGCGTCAAGAGGAGAAATTGCTACAGCTAGGCCCGGTGTTAGAGCACCTGCACGACGAATTGTTAGAGCCGCTCATTGAAAACACGTTCGAAATGCTGATGAACCTATCGGAAGCGGGTTGGTCGGGCATGGGTCCGATGTTATTGCCGCCACCGCCTGAGGAGTTGCAGGAAGAAAACGTCGAAGTTGAGTTTGTATCCATTCTTGCGAACGCGCAGCGCTTGGTGGATACGGGCGCGATGGAGCGTTGGATTGGATTTGTCGGGAATATGGCGGCGATTAAGCCGGAAGTGCTGGACAAGATTGACGCGGACGAAGCGGCCGATGAGATGGCCCAAAAGCTGGGCGTACCCCCTCGCGTTGTTGTTGATGACGAAGAAGTATCGGCGCAACGAGAAGCGCGTCAGCAGATGCAGCAGATGCAGGCGATGACGGGGATGGCGCAGCAGGCGGTGGACGCGGCGAAAACGTTAGGCGACACGCCGACGACGGGCGGTAACGTTCTAAACGACGTGCTTGGGGTTGGGCAGTGATGCTGCTGACAGCCCGGCGCGGCGGGGGGTTGCTGACAGCCCGACACTGGACAGCCACGGCGCACCGGCCCCGACGTGGTGGGGGTTTGCTATGACGACGACAGATTACGACGACGAACGGCAGGTAGCGCGGGCGACGACGAAGCAGAAAAAGCGTCGTCAGATTGAGCTTGAGGATTTCCGCTCGGTGTTAGAAACACCGGCTGGGCGAAGGTTTATATCTCGTTTGTTGGATCAAACGGGTTTGTTAGCGGCGGATATGTTTACGGGGAACAGCACAACGTTTTACAACCTGGGGAAGCGGGATACGGGGTTGTGGATTTACAACGAAATCATGTTAGCGGCACCAGCGATGATGATCCGCATGATGAGCGAAAAACTAGAGCTGATGGAGAAAGGCCCGGGGAAATAAAGGCCCGGTGACACTGAAAATGAGAGGACGAAATGGCTGAAGATATGGTTTTAGACGGTGCAGATATCACCGAATCCGTCTCAGAATCAGGTTCCGACGTGGTCGAAGCAGCCGACCAGACCGCGGAAGAACAGGATGCTGTTGAAGTGCAAGCCACAGATTCCGAGGACGCCGCATCAGATGGTGATGTTGAAGGCGACGAGGGTGCGGGCGACGACGATGCAGCAGTAGAACCGGTTGAGTATGAGGATTTCACGTTGCCTGCGGGCATGGAGATCGACTCTGAGATGATGTCCGAGTTCAAGGCGGAAGCCCAGGAGCTAGGTTTATCTCAGGAACAGGCGCAGATGCTTGTAGATCGCTATGTCAAGGGCGCTGATATTGCCGCAGAAAAACAGGTTGAAGCGTGGAAGCAGGTTCAGGACACCTGGGTCGATTCGGTCAAGCAGGACGATGAGATTGGCGGTGTTGATATGGAACAAAAAGTGGCTATCGCGAACAAAGCGTTAGTTGAGTTTGGTACGAAAGAGCTAGTGGAAGCGCTGCAACTGCACGGTTACGGGAATCATCCTGAAATTGTGCGGTTCATGTATCGCGTCGGCAAACAGATGGCCCCGGATGAGGCAAAAACAGCCTCCCCGGTGTCCAGTGAAAATATCGTTGACCGTTGGTACGGCAACGCACCTAAGGAAACTAACTAATGGCTACCATTGGAAACACGTTCCTTGGCTTGGCAGACATTTACAAGAGCCAAACCAAGACCGGGGAGATGGCTGACATCATCAATATGTTGGCGCAAACCAACGCGATGATGGATGACGCTGTTGTTCGTCAATGCAACCAAGGCAAGACTCACAAGCACACGGTGCTTTCGGGTCTGCCGAGCGTTACCTGGGGGAAGCTCTACACGGGTATCCCGAACAGCAAAGCGCAGCGTACTGAAGTCGAAGACTCCACTGGATTTGTGGAAGGTCGCTCGACGGTGGATGCGCGTTTGGCTGAAATCGAGCCGAACCTGAACGCATTTCGGTTGCAAGAAGCGCAGGCGTATCTTGAGGCGATGTCACAAGAGCATCAGCGTGCGGTGATTTATGAGAGTCAAGACTCTAATCCTGAGAAAATTACGGGATTGGCGCCACGTTTTAGCAGTTTGTCTGCTGAGAACGGCAGTCAGATTATTGACGGTGGCGGTACGGGTGCTGACAACACCTCAATCTGGTTCGTGACGTGGGGCTTGGATGCTTGCCATCTGATTTACCCTGACGGGACCAGTGGCGGCTTGATTCGTGAAGACCACGGAAAGCAGCGTGTGCTGGACGGTTCTGGCGATGCGTACTATGCGTTTGAAGAGACGTTCCGTATGCACAGTGGCGTTTCTGTCCGTGACTGGCGGAAGATTGTTCGTGTTGCGAATATCGACGTAAGCGACATGCAGGCGGGTTCTGTTGACCTGTATGGCCTGATGCGCAAAGCGTACTATGGTGTTCACGGCATTCGGACGTTGGACAACGGCACGGTGAATGGCGGTATGGACGGGAACTTCGGTCGTGGCCGCACGGTGGTTTACTGCAACAAAGACGTGTTTGAGGCGCTTGATGCCTTGGGCTCGAATGCGGGTGCGAGTGATAATTTCGTGCGACTGATGCCGCGTGAGTTGGAAGGACGTGAGATTATGACGTACCGGGGTATGCCGATTCGTCAGGTCGATCAGATCATCAACACCGAAGCTCAGGTCACGTAATAGAGCCTGTCACTGACCGGTATCGACGACGTATTTACTGACGTGTAGACGACGTATTTACTGACGTGTAGACGTAAGCAATATGCGAACTGAAATACCGGAAGAACGTCAACTTCATTAAAGGAAACACAACATGGCTATTCTTAGCGCAGAAGAGTTGTTTTCGGACCAGCAGGCGATTACGGCAACCGCTGCTTCGACCAACTTGTACGACCGATTGGCACCGGGCACTTGGGTCCATGCCAGTGCGGCAATTGTGGACGACATGGGCAACAGCTACGTTCCGCTGTTGGTTCAGGTCACTGAGGATTTCGACAACCTCACGAATCTGCAAATTGACTTCGAGATGGACGACAACGACTCGTTCAGTAGTGCCACTGTGCTCTACACGGAGACGATTTTGCTTGCTGACCTCGTGGCGGGCAAAAAGATTCGGGTTCGTTGGGTGCCTCACGACACCACTGAGCGTTACTTGCGTTTCAACTATACTGTGACCGGCAGTTCGCCGACCACGGGTAAGGTGACCGCAGGGTTCATTTGCACAGAGGATTCTTGGGGTAATCGTTAATGAGGGTAGTAGCTAGGTCGGTGGGTTATTTCGACGTATGGCGTGAGCCTGGAGATCAATTCGAGATTCAGGATTCGAGTCAGTTGGGTTCTTGGATGGAGGCTGTAGATGCCGCCAGCAAGCCCCAGCGCCGGGGTCGTCCACCGAAGGATTCGGTTCAGGCTGTTGAGTCAGTCTCGGGTATCGAGGCCCCGGCTGTTGAGCCTGAGATTGAATCTGATAGCGTGCTCTAAAACCTGGGCG